AGTGTTGAGATGTTGAGAGTTGCTACGCGTTATCCAGCAGAGGGGATGTCTTTTAAGTCTTTGGGTGATCAGAGCGAAGTATCTTCGGCTTCTAAGGTTTTTGTTACTGATCAGGAGGGCGCTTCTGATGCGTCTTCGGATATTAGGTTTTTAGTTGTTGGTATTAAAAAAATATTAGGTGACTTGATTATAGCTCAAAGGAATTTTGACACTTTACGTTTTCGGGAATGTGATATAGGGATGTTTCATAGACTTTGTATTCTGTGTGCTTGTAGCAATTTAGAATATCTTCTTGAGAATATAAGCGAATATAAGTAGTCTTTTTATTTAAGGTGCTGTGATATGTCTAAACTATCAGTTTTAGATACTGATCCTCTTTTGCTCATCAGTATATTTCTTGTATGAATATATATGTTTCTAATCTTGAATCTACGGTTGAAGCTATTCAGGGGGGCGCTAGTGTCGATGTTTCGTGTTGCTTCTAAAGCTTCAGATAATAAAATATTAGATAAAGTTCATCTTATGTATATGTCTTCGCTGGATATTGTTTCTGAGATTGAAGAAATAAAGCAGTATTTATCTTCTCTTTCTTCGTTGCCTTTTAAGTGATATATGCGTATTACTGACACTGAACGAGGCGCACGCATGGCATTAAATATTGCTGAGATGTACGTTCGTCAAATGGATTTTTGGGAGGACACCTTACCTCAGCAGTTTGATTTTTGGCTATCTGTTCGCGCTGCGGCATTAGATCAATTGGACGAGTGTGCTTTATTGAAGCAGTCATTATATTGATGATGAATTTATGGAATTGCGAGGAGCTAAGTTTTGAATGTCTTTTTTTGTTAGGTTAGCTATTGTTGCAGCTCTTTCTGTTCTTGTTGGGGTCTTGTCATGCTTTTTCATTTATCTAATTGTTTGGTTCTTGTTTTCTGCCTTTTTTTGGGTATTAATACCCATATCGTTCGTTTTTTTTGTCTATCACGTTATGAAAAGGATTTGTAATTATTGAACTTAGTATGAGGTTTATTCATGACTCGAGGTATTTTTGAGTATTTAACAGACTGGTGTGTGAGATGATGCGTTTTATTCAGGCTGTGTATTTAAGATGTCATTCGATTCGGTCTTTTTTTATTTTCCGATTGTTAGGCGGTTCTTTAATCTTCTCTTGTCGTTTTTTTTGTCGATTCTGTTGTTTATTTGTTTATCCTTATTAATTCTTGTTCAACCGACTTCTGGTTTTCAGGATTATTTTACTCACTCTGTATCTCATTCTTTATCTTCGTTTGTGCCTTCTTTGTGTTCTTATGTTTTTGTTTTCTCTGTTTTTTATTTTATTGTAAGGCTTGTGTTTTTTCTTGATTTTTTGTTGCTGTTGTTCTTGAATCGCATTAATCGCTGCGGTTGATGCTTTCTGTAGTTTTTATGTGGAGGTATTCTATGTCTCGTCGCTCTTCTTCTTCTGATTCTGCGGTTTATGTTAATTTTTTGGAGCGTGAGCGTCGCGCTGATGTTGAGAAGGCTGCTCGCTTATATGAGACGCGTCGCGATCGTGTAAACCCGTCTTATGTGTTTCCTGCTCCGTCCGGTGAAAAGGGGTTAGGCCCGAACAGTAATACGGGCCAAAAGGGTGTTGCTTCGTCTTATCCTGTTTCTATTGATTATTTGACGGTTGTTTTTAGTTATGCCCGTTTGGCAGAGGCGGGTTATTTTGATGAGCCTCGTTTTCTTCTTTACTTGTTATTTGGTCTGAATCCTGATGATGTCATTGTGGGTTCTCATACTTCTGTGCGTTGGCATTTTTATAATTCAAGTGCTTCTATTATAGATTCTAATGGTGATCTAGTCGGCAAGATTGGTTGGGATGGTAATCGGGATTCGTATTGTATTAGTTTGACGGGTTCGGCTTGCCGTTATATTCATGATTGGTCAAAGGTAAAACGTTCATTGGCTTCTTTGGATGCGCGTATTACTCGCTGTGATGTGGCTTATGATGATTATGACGGTACATTGGGGACGGTACGACATCATGAGGCGCTTGCGCGTGAGCATTTAGCTCCTGCTGGTGGTTGTCTGTTGTTTTCTTCTGGTGGGACTCCTCCGCGTACGCGTTTTTTGGATGATCATGGGGGAGGGTCTGGGTGTACGTTGTACGTGGGGCAACGTGGGCATAAGCAATTGTGTATTTATGAGAAAGGGAAACAGCTTGGTGTGGCTGAGTCTCCCTGGGTGCGTTATGAGGTGCGTTTATATGCCAAGCATGCTGTGATCCCTTTTGATTTATTAGAAGAACCCATGCGTTATTTGCGTGGTTCTTATGATTATTTGTGCAAGTTATTTTCTGTTGTTGTTGCTTCTCCCGTGAGTCGCATTCGGACGGTGGTAAAGCATGTGGAGGCGACAGGTGAGGCGTTGGTCCGCTGGCTGCGTCGTCAGGTAGGGCCTGCGTTAGGGGTGTTGCGTCAAGCGTTGGGGTGTGGGTTTTCTGATTTTATTGTTGATCGTGTGGAGCGTGAGGGGTTGCCTTCTCGTTTTCGGCGTATTTGTAGGGGGGGGATTTACCTGCGTATTTGCGAGAGACGTTATTAGATTGTTCTGTGGGCGTGTGTGTGTAAGTCATTGTGGATTTCTTTTAATTTAATTATTAGGTGATTTATGTCTATTGTGAGAGTGAAAGATAATGTTCTTATTGAGCGTTCTGTAAATACTAAAATGGGGCCGCAGGTTTTTCGGGAACAGCGTGCTTCTGTAGTGATGGGAGGGGCGTATGAAACTGTATTTAACTTGAAGTTGGGCACTGACCCAGTATATCCCACCGGTGATTATTTGATACATCCTGATTCTTATGGGACGGATGATTATGGGAACTTGGTGTTAAGACGTCTTAAGTTGATGTCTTTATCTTCTGCATTAAAGGAGTTTGCTAGTAAGGAATCTGTTTCTGTTGTTTCTTCTAAGGTGTCTTGATTAGTGCCGTGTTATCGTTTTTTGTTTTAGTTATTTTTTGTTTTGTGTTGGTGTATAGAGTTTTTTTGTTGTTTTTTGTTGATTATGTTTTTTTTCTTGTATTGGGAATGTTTGTTAAGTTATGGCCCTCTGTGTCTCTTTAAAAGCTGATGGTACCTTGGTTGTTACAGGTCAGAGTGTGTCTGACTGTACGGGGTATATATTGGTGAGTGGGTCAGAGTATGGGGTTTATCAGTTGGTGCAACGTGCGTTCGAGGTGCCTGATATGAAAACTGTTATTCAGACCTCTACTGCTGTGGCTTTTACTGTGATTGGGTGGTATGTCGTAGCGCGTATTATCGGCACCGTTGCGACATTTTTTGATGGCCGATAATCAATAAACGAGGTGATGTATGGCAGATATTTTATCTGGACTTGATGTTAAGGCGGCGGCGGCGGCTCTCATTGGTGCTGCTGCTTTAATTGCAGTTGTAGGATTTACTAAGTGGGGGGCGAAAAAAGTCGCTGGTTTCTTCGGTTAAATTATTGGAGCGGCACTTTTGTGTCGCTCCTTCACCGGCTGGGTGTATGTGCTTTGATAATTACTTTATTCTCTTGTTTTTTGGGTGCTTTATGTGGATGGGCTGCTGTTAAGGGGCTGGATGCTTCATGAGTATTTTTCGCATACTTGTTTTTTTTGTGATTCTTTTTATTTCTCGTTTTTGTTTTGCTTGCGATATCGGTGAGCCGCATTGGGATCCTAATCAGTGTTTAGATAGGGGGGAGGCTTATGCTGTTGCTAGTGCAAGTTATCAGATGTGGCGTTCTAATGAATTGAAGAATAGTAATATTCCTGGTTTGCAAGTGGTTGATTGTCCTATGACTGATGATGGTCGCGTTATTGGTTTTGGGGGGTATAGCACTGCGCCCGGTTATCCCTCTTCTGATAGTTGTAGTGATAGTAGGGTCTATTTTCAGCGGGTCTATCCTGAGGGGAAAACTTGTCTTACACGTTCTTCTAAGTCACCTGTTGCTTTAACCCTTCCTTCGGGTGTGCGTGTTTCGTCTACGGCTTGTTATGATGGTTGTTCTTATGATGTGGATCGTTCTGATGGTGTCATTGGTATAGGACAGGATGACGGCAGAGTTAGGTATGTTTTACCTCGTATGACTCCTAACGGGAATTTGTGTACTGTTTCTCCGTCTGGTGCTTCTTCTTCTGCGTCTAGTCAGGATACGCCTCCTGCTCAGGACGTTGTTAAAGATGAGTGTACTCGTATGGGGACATTAACGCAGTGTGTGAGGCAGGACGGTAAGTATTGTGCTACTTCATCTACTGGGCATCAGTATTGTTGGAAACCAGGTGAGGTGGGAACTCAGATTGCTTCTGACGGTAATCATGCAGCAACTTTGAATAAAATTGATGTTCCTGTTATCGCTCCTGTGGACGCGCCTAAGGATAAGGGGGATTGGCGTGTAGATGGTAAGGGGACCTCTACTCAGATTACTAATAATACTTATAACAATTATAATACAACTACATTTGCTTCTACTGGTTCTTCTGGCGGTTCTAGCGGTGGTTCTAGCGGTCAGGGGAGTGGTGGTGGTGGTGATAAGTCAGGTGGCGGTGATAAGTCAGGTGGTGATAAGAATACACCTGGTAGTGGTTCACCTTCAGGGACTGGTGTTCTTTATAAACGTAATGGTAAGACATTAGACACCGTCGTATCAGGATATCAGGCTAAGGTAAATGATCTTCCTTTTATTTCTGGTATTTCTTCCTTTTTAGCTATTTCTGCATCTGGGGAATGTCCTGTATTCAGGTTGTCTGCTTCTGCGTATTGGCCAGAAATGACATTTGATTATCATTGCAGCGGTGTTTTTTTGAGTTTTTTGCGGTCGGCTGGTTATATTATTTTTGCGATTGCTTCTTATTTTGCCGTTCGTATTGCGACCTTGCGTTAGGTGGGAGGAATCATGTTTATATTAAGGGTTGGGTGGTTAACTGATCTTACGCAGTGGATTTGGGATTTAATCACTAAGATGTTTCTTGCTTTAGCTGATTTTGTCTCTGATGTTTTTGTTTTGTTTTGTGATTTTTGTTTTTCATTGATTTTATTTGTTGTAGGTGTATTGCCTTGGCCTGATTTTCTAAAGCAGCAAAGCTTGGGGGATATGTTAGGTAAGGCTGGTAGTACAGTCGTGTGGTTTGCTGATGTATTTCAGTTATCTAATTCTATGCGCGTGATTAGTGCGGCGATTGTTTTTTCTATATTTAGGCGTTTGTTGACTTTAGGTATTTGGTGATGTTGGTCTTTAATGAGGGTGTGCCTCGTTCTGGGAAAAGTTACGATGCAGTGAAGCATCATATTCTTCCTGCTCTTCGTGAGGGTCGTCGTGTTTATGCACGTTTGAATGGTTTGCGTCATGAGTTGATTGCTCAGTATTTGGAGATGTCAGAGGCTCGTATTCGTGAACTTCTTTTTGTTGTTAATACGGATGATGTATTAAATACATTCGTTTGTTATCGTGATGAAGTTGACGGCAAATGGTGTATTGAAGATCGTTTTAAGGATGTGTTAATCGTTATTGATGAGGTGCATGAGTTTTATGTTGAATCTCGTGCACCGTTGGCGCCTCAGATAGAAAATTTCTGGGCGTTATTGGGTCAGAATGGCGGTGATGCAGTGCTGATGACGCAGTGGATTAAGCGCATGCATCCTGCGATTCGTGCACGTATTGAGCGTAAGCATAGTTTTCAGAAATTGACGGTTGTTGGTCTCAAGAACCGTTATCGTGTGACGTATTACCATACTGTGGCGGCAGGTAAGTTTGAGAAGGTAGGAAGTCAGACGTTTAAATATGATGCGTCTATTTTTCCTCTTTATGATGGGTATGCTCCAGGGGCACGCAATACGGAGGTGTATTCTCAGGGTAAGAGAACAGTCTGGGCAGTGATGTTAATAAAGGCTATTTTTTTCTTGGCAGTTGGTGTTGTGGGGTTTCATTTTTATTCTCGTTATTTCGGTGGTGCTGGTCTTTCTACCCATAATGTTTCTAGTCCTTCCTCTTCAGGTGTAGGGCAAGTGTTTAAACCTGGTCAGGTTGTTTCTGGTCCTGTTCATCAAGACGTTTCTGCTCCTGTGGTACCTCCTGTTGATCCTTTGTCAGATTTGGGTCCTGAGCAACGTTATATTTTTGATCTTAATGCCAAGGGTCGGTTGCGTTTGGCTGCGCTTGCGCAGGTGGGGCATGAGTATCGTGCTTGGGTGCAATGGATTAATACGGAGAATTTGGTGATTGAGCAGCTTGATTTAGAGCAGTTGCGTGCTTTGGGTTTTGATGTTTCTGTGCACTCTTATGGCGTGCGTATTTCTGTCCTTAGTCATGTTCTAGTGGCGACAGCATGGCCTTGGCGGGAGCCTGTTCGTGAAACGGACCCGCGTTTATATAATTTATCTCGTGATCAGCAGGGCGCAGTGAGCATTGCGAGCGCAGCGAGTGATGCTCACGGAGAGCCTGCCGTTCAGGGAGGGGTGATAGAGAAGGGGGAGCGTGCTATGGGAACGTTTCCGGAATCACCTGGCTATGAGCATCACGATGAGTCAGGGGGTGGTTCTTTGTTTTCGCGTTAGTTTTTGGGTCTTTGTGAGGAATTTTCATTCACATTTTTTATTATTTTGTCAATAATGCAATTTTCGTGCCAGTTATGATTGGTTCATAATCTATTTATTTATTGTTCATAATTGAATATGCAGGGTAGGGCGGTCTGGTTTTTTATTGATGTGGTTCTCAGATTAGTGGAA